CATATTACCTAGCGTGGCACCGCCATAGGCACCGAGGCCCGCCGTCAACCCTTGACCAAGGCTCCCCGTAATCGCCGTTTGAACGCCAGCAGCACCGAGACCGGCAATCCAAGGGTCTACGCCCAATGCGCCACCAGCCGCGCCAGCCAGAACGGGAAGAAGGCTGTCCAGAAAGCCAGCCTCAGGGAGGCCAGTCTTGGGGTTTACGGTAAGCGAGCCACCAGCGGCCTTAGCCAGCGCCTGTAGACCACCCACTTCACGGGGCGTCATGTGGACAAGGACGGTATCGTTACCCCGCCCCTGCGCCTGAATTTGCTTTGCCAAGTCCTGCATGGGAGCCCCAGACTACACTATGGTTACAGTTACGGGCTTGGCGGTACCTGTCGCTGTTGCCTTAATTACGTTTACTAACAACACCTTAGGTATAGAATACCAGTAAGTACCGGAATACATACACAAACTGGCCAAATCAGTGTCAAAGACAACCCAACCCGCCGAGGGCGTAAGCGCCAATCTTCCAACCGTGGTTACGTTCAATATAGCAGGAATCCCCTTAAAAGTAATAGCCGTATAAGTGTCGGCCTGATTGGGAGTCTGGGAGTCCAATTGGTTAAGATAGAGCTGAATGGTATTAACAAGTTGCTGTAAATACATCGTAGCGGGAAGCCCGGCGGGGGGCTGTGGTAAGGCGGGTGCTCTAAACTGGACAAGAGCCATTTAGCGTTTTCCATCCGTCCGGGCATCTATTCTAGTAGAACCCAGCGACCACTGGACCCCAAGATCCTGCGAATAGATCTTAAGTGCCATTTGACGGGCGCGGGCGCGAATGAATAGCTGTTTGGTATAAGCGGTTACATTAACTGCAACTATTGAATCGCTATCTGAATCCTCTGAATCAGGCAAAGACCCGGGGAAGTTGCGATGCTGTATCTGCATAGTCACCGTAGGGCTGGTCGCAGTAGACCCCGAAAAGTCCATATCCGGGATAATGCGCTTCATCAGCATAAACTGATCGCCATCCCCGATATCATAATCATCGGATAGGACAAAAGAGGTCATGGGGAGGGTATCATCGTCAACCCCGACTTCGTGAGAGTACAGATACCCCGTTGTGGAGTTCTGGCCTGTTGAAGTTGCTTGCGGGCTACCTCTCAGGGGGGCATCAAGCCACGCCGTGCGGCTCATGCTTCCGTAATACCAGATATTATCAGTATAGTTGAATACGACGTAGCTGTCGTTCCAGTTTGAGTTCTGGCTTGGGTAGAACCACCAGACTTCGTTCCACTGCTCATCCGTGCCGCAGACGATTTGGTCTAGCTGCCCGTAATTCATATCGTTAAATACGTGGTTACGCACAGTGCAACCCATCGTACTAACGACACCCGTATAGGCGTAGAATTTACCAGAACCCATCCAATAGGTAACGTTTGAAGCAATGATCTTGGCGCGGGGGGATATTATGGAAACATTACTAACTAGGGGCTGAAGACCAAACACATCCGTAGTACCCAAAAAAGTCAGCGAGTACAGAGTTGTATCCGTCCAAACAAGCATAGTCCCCTGAACGGGGAGAACAGTAACAATTCTAGATCCTCTAGAGACATGAAGGTCACCAGCAGTATTGGTGGCTAATGGCGTCCATTGCCCCGGATTATCTTGGTCTGCCCAGCGAATAAGAAGTGGGTCCAGTAGGGCGGGATCAGTGCTACCGAAGGGCACAGCCCCAAAAGCAAGAATGTGCTTATCCTGTTGGGACACAATCATCTGTATAGTCGCAGATGGCACAGCGTTAGGGTTATAACCGTTATTAGTGGCGTATTGCTGTAGCGTTATAGCCTTGGTAGTTAAAGCCGTTGTCGGATCTGCGACAAGCCCCCGCTGCCAGTAATACGGCGCTCCGTACCGGATATTGCAGATCATGTCGTTATCGCGCTGGTCGTACCACCAATCACGCTGGCGAAGCATAACTGGCGTCGTAGAACCAGACCCCCACGTACTACGACCCCACGTGCTTGTACCCCAGCCATAGCCCGCTACAGTTGAACTATAACCGGGAGCGATCTCAAAACTTGTTACGATGGAAGTGCCGCCACCGGCTGAAACATTAGAAGAAGCGGCGGTAGCGACTTGAATAGAAAAAGAGTTTGCACTGACATAAGTAAGAAGAAAGTTTCCGTTTATGTTTGAAGCTGGGATACCGCCTACGGTTCCAGAGACACCGGAAATTACCACGTAGCTACCGGTAAGGGCCTCGCTCGGTACAACAAGATTTATCTGGACTGTTTTAGAGCCTATAAACGTCTGCACGCAGTTATCAGTATTGGGGGAAGAGAAAGTGGGGTTAACAGTCCGCAGGGGTGTGATATCCCAGTACGTACCACCGGCATCTTCTAGATACAGCTTTGAGTCCGTACCAACGGCCATTAGGTTATCGCTATAGGACGTAGCATAACTAAAAAGCTGGCGGCACGTACCAATAAAGGTATTAAATGTGCTCTTAACCCAGCCGCCTATCTTCTGCGGGTATCCCGTACGAAACCGGATCTTATCACAATCATACCAGCTACCCTCGCCAGAGTAAGCTGTCTGGTCGCTGTTGATACCGGGCTTAAACTGAAGTTTGATAAGAGGCATATTACAACCCGTGATGCGCGATTAAAAAACCAATTGTGGTTAGCAACACCCCAATAAGACCCACCATAGTAACCCATACACGGCCATATAAAGCCTTGATCGTATCCGATATAGTTTTAAGTTCAGAATGTACGCCAACGAAGCAGGTATCAATCTTACCTGCAAACAACTTACGCCAAGTGATGCTTTCGTTTGCACGGGCCTCGCATGTCTTTTCGTGTGACTCGATCATGGCAATGGCCTTCATAGCGGCATCGCGGGCGACTTGATCTACAACGTCCATGGCAGGCCCCTTACTTAAGTCTTATTGTTATTTTGACGTCGATAAAACTTCGGCTTCAGTACGGACCCACTCTTGCAGAGCGGTCAATTCGGCGGCGATTTCGCGGTACTGGCCGTAGTTCCCAGCGATGGTTGCTGCGGCATCAGAAGCTGCAACGGGACAGGCGGCAGCATCAGAGACGGGGGCGGGGTCAGATGAGGCGGCGGCACCGGAACCACTGGCAGCGGCGTCGAGCAAGATGCAGAAGCCAAGGCTAAGAGGGAAAGTGGTATCAGCCTTTTGAGTGATGTAATGATTGACATTGCGGATCACCGTTTGGGTTTGGGTTACGATAACTGGATTGGCTTTAAGGTAGGCAATTTCGGCAGCATTCGAGGCAGCATCCAAGCTCTTCTGCTTAGCTTCGGCAGATGCTAGCGCCTCCTCGTTGGCAACGATGATAGATTGCTGCAGCTTTAGGTAGGCTACCTCATCCCAATGGTGCATCCCGTAGGCACCGACACTGACAAGGGCAATCGCGCCAACTAAGTACGCGACCCAAGTGTAGGGGCTTAGAAGCGCAAGTGGGTTCATTTGGGCGGAACCTGCTGAACAAGCCTACCACAAACACCAAGAGCGAGGAGTGCAACAGTGATATAAGTGATGAGGTTATGGGGTACGGAAGCCTTCAGGTCCTCCGGCAACCCGATCCACACAAGCTGCAAAGCACCAGCAAGCGCCATGGCTTGTACAGAGAACCACTTCCAAGCATTTTCGATTCCATCAACAAATTTCATACTAAACCCCTTTCAAATAGAGAACAGCCTCTTCAAGGCGGCGGATAAGGAGACCTTTAACTTCGTCGGTGCCTACGTGGTCCCAGACAATAAACTGCTTAGCTGCACCCACATCATCTCCCGAGTTTACGCACTGGAGAAGATGCGAACTAGCAAGAGCGCCGGACCCAAGATTATAGGCGAAGTCTAGCAACGCACCCACTGACATATCGGATAGGGTGCGGCGCAATGATTTGCGAACAGCTACTTCAACCCGACCAATATCAAAGGATAGACGAGCATCGCATTGCTCCTGCGTCCAAGTCATACCCCCAGCAATATCGGGTCCAGTTGAACCCCACCCAATAGTCCACAAACCGCCCAAATCCTTATAGGACTGAAACTTGCAACCCTCGTGGGATTTAACGAGTGCTTGGGCGTAGGTGTTCACGGGAAATTACCCCCAACCGGGTTCGGGAATCCTTCAGGGGCCGCAGTACCAATAGTGGCACCCGCCGGGACGGTGGTCGAGGTCCACGGGCTTTCGTTCATGGGGCCTACGCAGTCGGCCAGCGTTGCGCCGTTTACCTTCTCGGGGCGCACAGTGCAGATCATGGACCACATGTTGGAGAAGCCGCCACCCGGCTTGGACGTGCTGGTAAAGGT